CCGGATTTAGGTTTGTTTGCCTTAGCTTTTGCAGCAGCCTGGGCATCCGCGCGCCTCTGGCCTTCCACGCGCCGAGCTTCCTCGATGGCAAAGACTTCTTTCTCGGACTGGCGGTTATAATCTTGGAGGTTCCCATATTCCTGGCCCATCGCTGCCATCCAGTTACCGCCAGCCCCTGAAGGATCTGAGGCTGATTGGAGGCCTGCGGCGCCTATACGCATCAAACCCTCAGACCGCATGTCTATCTGACCAGAAGGGATCTTCGATGAACCTCGGGCATTACCAGACAGAGCTGGAGGCTTTGGGTTTGGCTGCTTCGGGTCTACTAAGGCTGGCTGACCCTGGGGATACTCCATCCCGTTGGCTTGACCCATGGTTAGTGCGGGGCGTCCGTAAGTAAATGCATTCATGATCCGAACCATCCTCCAATTCTCTGACCCCAGGTTTTATCTTCACCTTCCTTGATCTTGGTGTTTGCAAACCCATAGCCCGCGGTGCCCGCTGTAATTGCTGTACCTAATGGGTCAGAATAGTTGCCGGCAAACTTGTTAGCGGTCTGAGGGCCATTCTGGGTGAGCATCCCGTTCTTGTAGTCCGCGTAAACATTTGAAGCGAAGTCTCGGTTGCCCTCAAAGCGCATACGTTCATCATTCAATCGAGCCTGGTCATAACCCTGGAGGGCACCACCGGCACCCATGCCCATTTGGTAACCTGTGTTGGCCGTGTTCATACCTGAGTTGTAGGCATTCTCGATCGAGTTATTGGCTGCACCAGCGTTCATCAATGCGTTACCTTGATCGGCAAATGCTTGGCGCTGTTCACCCAGAGACTGAGTGCGGAGGCCATCAAGAACTTGGGCAGACACATCAGCTCGGCGGTCATCGTAGGCACGGTTGGCTACTGCTTCGGCTACACCGGCGCGACTGGAGTTTGTATTACCCGAGCCGCTTGCTGCTAGGTCGATGCCTGTCAGCGTGTTCTCTTGTAGGTTGCGGCGATCGTCGCGCATTGCAGCGTTGACCAGGGGGTTCATGTTGTCCATGGCATACTGGTTTGCAGTGTCCATGCGTCCCTGTGCAGACACGCCATTAGCCATACCCTGGTACTGGTCGTACAAACCACGGGCGTTTGCACCAAAGCCTGCATTAGCACCAGCCATGTCAAAACCACGGTTCATGATGCCCATTGAGGCATCCCCGTAACCTGTGGCTGCGCCGGTCTGGTAACCATTGGGGCCAGCATAGGTAGGCCCACCGTAGAAACCTGCGGCTAACCGATCGGCGTTGGCAGCTTCCCCACCCGCCAGAGCATTGTCTGTGTATGGTTTGTATTGGTTGAAGCCAGCCATGTTCTGGCGGTTTGCTTCGTCTGCGGCGTTACTCTTTTTGTTTGCGCTGTAGAGACCTACACCGACGGATGCGATTGTTGCGATCCATGCCATATTATTATTCCTCTTCACTCATCAGTGTGTGGGTTTGCATAAAGTCCTCGAGGCCAGACAGATCTGGTTCCTCCAAACCCATTGCTGAGTAAGTTGGGCTTATGACCTCTTCTTCTATGTCTGAGAGATCTTCTTCTTGGTTGTGCTTTGTTAGATGCACGGTCGTTAGGATTGCATCCTCGAGGACGTGAAAGGCCCTCTTGGATCCCGCCGGTGAGACAAAGGTCACAGGTGCAACCAGGTCCTGTTTGCCGCCATTCTCAGAAACAACCAGGACGCGGCCTTGCATCAAGAAAGTTAGGTGAGGCAGCTTGTGTAGCTTACCTACGCAGACCGTACCTTCAGGCATAAACAACTGCCGTGCATATTGGGCACATCCATATTCGTCGCTCACAGGGGTAAAGTAATGCTCAACAGTAGCGTCCAGCTGTCTGTCTTGGATGTCTCCACGCTCAATACCCAGGTCGAGAATATACTGAAGAGAGGAGATGTCAGATCGTATGTTAAGGTCATGCTTCATACTGCCACCCAAGATGTGCCGTTATAGACAACAAGACCCTCGGATCCGTCACCTTTAGGGTCCCAGGGAGATACAGCATAGCGAACCATGCCCTTCCTGGAGTTATCGGGTTGCCGGTCGGTAGCTTGGATTGACGCATCCGCGAGAGACTGGATGACAGCCTCGATTTCGCGGTATTCCTCCTGGACGTAGTTGCCCAGGTTCTCTTTTGCCAACAAAGGTATCTGCCGCCGGACATAGCGGTTGACCAGGAGATTAAGTTTATCTGATAGAGACATAAATTACCTCCGACCTGTCACTTGGAGATCAACGTCCATACCTGAGAAGTTAAAGTCTTTTATGGTTGCGCTTGTCATCTTGTAGGACAGATAGCGGCCTGAGATCCGGGTATCGACCTTATAGGACGTGTTGCTATCAAAGGTGATGTCTGGCCCATAATTAGGGGTGCCGGTGGGTATGTCAGCTGCGCCAAAGGTGAAACTAAACTCACCGTCAGAGTTCACCGTTGAAACCTGAGGTAGCATCTTACTGATCACCTTGTATCCACTAAGGGACAAGCCTTGCTCATCGAGATCGATACCCTGGCGCTCTAGGATGAAGGGCTCAGAATAAGTCGTATCAACAGAGAAAGACAGGGACCCAGTGTCCGCGAGGTCAATACCATAGAGCTTACTCTGGGTCACACCCCCACCAACTGTAGAGATTACGATAGGGTGCCGGGCATACGGGCTCTCCTGGTCATGGTAGGAACCACCGATAGACGCATAGGTTTGCGTGGCATCTGCATAGGAGAACACCGAGTTTACGTTGGCTTCAGTCCCTGTGATTACATTAGGGAGATCCTGGAAGGTCCAAACGTCCTCTTTGTAGTTGTACACGGCGGCGCGGTTGCACGATGTGCCATCCGTATATACGGCCATGTCATCACCGGAGTGGTAGCAGAAGTATACTTCCTCGAGATCCGTATTGTGCATAGTGAAGCAGACATTGTGCTTACTGTTATCGATGCCACTGAAGATGTAATCACGGACGCGACCATCGCAGATCGAGGTGCGCGTGTTACCATCAGTCATGTAGATATCGTCTCGGTCAAAGACATAATGGCGACCCTCGACCTCCGTGATGCAGTTCTGGTTGATTACACCAGCGTCATCAAAGACCTTGCGGAAGTTAAAGATGAACGTACCGCCTACGAACTCCATCATCCACACCTGGTCCTGTGAGTAGACCAGGAAGTTAGGGCCAAGGGTTGCACCATCGATGATCGGCGTCTTCATCTGTACGAGGTCATTGAAGCCAGCACTGTTGGTGAGATCAGTCTCATCCCATGTAGTAGGCACCTGGTTGGCCAGTACGGGGTCTGAGAACCTCACACGGTTTGGGTAGGCTACGTTGGTTTCCACGGTGCCCAGCGCCAACAAGAAGTCGCCAAAAGATCTAAGAGACGTAGTCCGCATCCCTGACGGCCAATTGGGGAGATCAATAAAGTTAGTCTGAGATCCTGTGCGGGAGATAGGCGTCTGATCGTCCCTGTTTAGGTACTGCACATCAGCCAGGGTTGTGGCTGTGACAGATGGGATAGTAGACGCCGTACCTGAGGTCGTCTTCCGGGTCGTAAAGGTCCCATTAGAGAACTCGCGGACATCGAAGACATCATCTACGACCAACACTGTGTCAAAACCAGTGAGCGAGGTGATGCCATAAGCAAACACAGGGTCGAAGGAGATGTCCGAGACACCACGCATGATGGGACCACGTTGAACAGAACCATCAGAGAACCTTACGTTCTTGGCTCTAGTGAAGGCGTTGATAGGGAGGTTGTAGGGGTCAACATCAGTGACCACACCCACGGACCCTAATCCACGGATTGGTAGGTTAGGCATGGCCTGATTTCCTTATGTTTTCATTATGTAGCAAAGCGCATAGTACGGAGGCAGGTTAGCATTGGTGGCGCTGGAACCTGTGCTGTCAGTAGACCCACTAAGCGTGTGACTGTGTGATGCGTCTATCGTATATCTAGCGCCAGAATACTGAGCGCCATCTCCTGCTGGACCTATACCTGTGGCGTTAATAGAGACTATCCCGGTTGCAGCGTTGGGCTTTGAGGTATCAAACGTACCAGTTAGTGATTTGGTGTCAGTCGAGGCAGCCGTTAGACCATGCGTGTGTGATGGCACAATAGCATCCGCAGAACCACCAGTGGCACCGACTGCATGAGTGCTACCAGCACCTACGACAAACCTATTGCGAAGGTCAGGTGTGCTATTAGTACCATCGCATAACGCATAGCCTGCTGGGATTGCATTAGATGCACCAGACCACAGGGAGATGACACCAGAAGGTATGGCAGAAGAGGTTACAGCAGCCAACACCGCATTCAACTGTGTCTGGATGTTGCTAGTGACACCCGCAGTGAAGTTGAGTTGCGCTGTGGTGGCCGTGATGCCATCGAGGACGTTGAGTTCAGAGGTGGAACTGGTGATACCATCGAGGACATTCAGTTCAGCCTGTGTGGCATTCACAGCGCCACTTAGGTTGGGCAAAGTGCTCTTTAGCGTACTCTTGATAAGGCGGAGGTGGTCGTCAGCTTGCGCAAGACCGTCAGTGGACGCGGGGTTCGTAGGGACCAAGGCGTCTAGGTAGGTTCCGGTTTCTAGGCCCATCTTGGGTTCCTTTTATACTTTGGTTTTCAGGGGGGACCCC